GAAACTTATTTCGGTTCTATAACCGGTTGGAGTTTAGAGACATTAAAAGGTAATATCTTAGAGCCTTTAAAAAAGTTTCTAGATGATATGAAATTAGAAAAAGGAAGAGATTATATATTAAGGTGGCAGACTGATGAAAAGTATCTAGAAATATACAACATTAGATACTATTTCTTTGGTTTTAATAATGTACTTGCATTTAATAAGATATTAGGTAAGCCTTTAATATTTGAATGGATAGATGAAAGTGCCAGAATATACTCACAGGATAATTTAAGAGAGCCATTTAATGAATTCCCTGGTAGACAAGTATCTTATGCAGACCATCCTTATTTAAAGACTATACATTCATTCAATGTTGAGGGTGGGGAAAATCATCCATACAAAATTGACTACATAGATAAGAAGCCTTATGCTAAGCATTATTCTTTTTTCCCTTATGACAACCCTAAGATAAAAACAGAAGAAGCAATGCGAAAGGTATTAGAAATGTTTCCACCTGGAAATCTAAGAGAACAAAAAATATTTAATAAATGGATACTTGCTACTGGCAGAGTATTCAATACTATAAACACTATAGATAGTCTTGATAATTATGCTTTTAGAGAAATAGGGATAGGAATAGACTATGGTTCAGTCCATGCGACAGCATTTGTACCTATTGCTCTTGCTTATGATAAAATAAATAAGAAATGGGTATTAATAAGATTAGAGTATTACTACCATAATGCTGAAGAAGAACAAGATAACCCTACAACCGAATATTTTAGTAAGCAATTAAGACTATTCTTATTGTATCTAAAAAGTGAATATGGGCAAGTGCCTATTACTACCATGGTATTAGATAGTGCCGCCGCTCACTTCCATAATAGATTAATTGCTGATAATATATCACATACATTAATCAATAAAAGCATGGATAATGTAGTTGAGGGAGTTCAATATATGCAATCTTTGTTTTATAAAGGATATCTGCTTATATATAAACAAAAAGCAATTAAGCATATAACTGATAGTGGCGAATTAATTTATAGTGGTAAAGATGATGGATTGCTTGAATTAGAAAGTTATAGATATGACTTAAAAGCAAGCACTAAAAGTGGTAAAGAAGCCTATGTAAAAGAGTTTGATGACCATATAGATGCTTTAAGGTATATCATAATTGAATTTAAAGAAACCGATAGAGCACCAGTAGTATAAAAGGAGTTGAATATATGGAAATGCAAGAAATTTGGAAAGATATCAAAAATTATGAAGGATTATATCAAGTCAGCAATTATGGGAAAGTAAAAAGTTTACCAAGAAAAGGAACACAAGCAAAAGAAGAAAGAATATTAAAAGTCAGTTATACTTATAATGGCTATGAAAGAGTTAATTTGTGTAAGAACAATAAAAATAAACGATATTTAGTTCATAGATTAGTTGCGGAAACATTTATTCTAAATCCTAATGAATATCCTCAGATAAATCATATTGATGAAAACAAGCAAAATAATAAAGTTAGTAATTTAGAATGGTGTACTCGTTCTTATAACATTAATTATGGTAATAGAAATAATTGTTTGAATAAAGAAGTGTGGCAATATGATTTAAAAGGGAAATTAATAAAAAAATGGAAAAGTACAATGGAAATACAAAGAAATTTAGGATTTAAAAATCAAAATATAAGTTCTGCGTGTAGAGGAACATACCATAAAGCATATAATTATATATGGAAATACAAAGGGGTTGATTAAAATCGAAATTCGTTGCAAATCTACAAAAAGATATTTGTTTAAGATAGAAATTGAAGAATATTATAAAAATCTAAAAAAAATGGGAATAGAAGTAGAAACTCCTTTGGTAATAGAATATCCTTGCCCTAAGTGTAAGATGATAGAAGTATATGAAATATATCCTACTCATTACATACATATTAGAAGTTATAAAAGAGATGTTGACAATAATAAATAATTATGCTATAATTTAAGAGATAGAAAAGTGCGAAAAAGTGTGTCGTAAACATAAGAAGCATATAGTTAAAGAGATAACTATATGTTTTTTATTATTTATACACATAGAAAGGAGTTAAAAATGAGAACTCTAATAAAAAAAATAAGTGACATTTCATTGAATATTTTTGATAAAATTGTGGAAAAAGCACAAAAATTGAAAAAATATCTAATAAATAATAAGAAATGGACTTTATATTTATATTTAAATGGTCAATGTATAGATAAAAGAAAAATAGATAAAGACTTTGCTCCTATGGGTAAGTTCTATGTAGTAAAAGTAAGAGGTATGAAACATTTACTAGGAACTAATAGAAAAGTACAAATAGTAGTTCAAAGTTATAAATATAAATTGACTGATGAAAAGAAAAGAGAGGCTCATATTGAAACTCTAATATATGAGGGAGTTGATATTAAATGAATAATCAAGTAAGATTAAAATCAGCATACAATTATTTAGAGGCTCCATATATAAGAGTAGAGGCAACAGTAACTCAACCTGGTATAACTAATGGGAAACCTAATATTTATAAGAAAAATGACTATATAATTGCTCCTAGTGGTAAAAAGGTTGCTACATATATAGTTAATCAAATATTTGGCTCAGACTTAGTAACACAGACAGAGGGGTTATCAATAAATTGGTTAATGCCTACACTTAAAGAGAGCCTAGAATTAGCAGTATATGAAGAAGAGAGTTTTATATTAATAAATAAGTTTGATAACAAGATATATCTAGAGTGTATCAAGAAATCAGACATACATGATTTAGTACAAAAATATGACAAAGTAATAAGCGGTACTATCATACAAGAGTTTGTTACTAAAGAAGATATATACGAACTTCATAGAAATATTAAGTTAGAGAATGGTATTACTTATATGACTATGGAAGTGTTTAAAGAAGATAAAGGGGGTAAATTAATACCTGTTGATTTAGGAACATTTAATCTAAGAACTGGCAATGATTATATTCCTAAGTACATATTAAATTATGAAAATCTAATTAATATAGATATAGGTCAGAATTTCTTTAAAGATAGTAAAAAATTCCTAAATGAAGAAATGGAAATATTCAACACCTTTGTTGATGAAATAGAAAAGACCAAAACTAAGATAGTAACAAGTCAACACTATCAAAGTGGAGACATAGTAACTAATTGGCAACCTGCCTCTAATCATTACAAAGTTGATACATTAAGTGTTGGTAAATTAGCAGATTACTTTACTTTATTACCTGGAGATAAAGACCATCAATTATTTGAATTTTTACAAGGTAATATTAGATTTAATGAATATATTAGTTCATTTAAATTCTGTGATTATCAAGTAATTCAAATGGCTGGACTAAGCCCTGCAACATTTGGCTATGAAAAAGATGCTTATCAGAATGTTGATAGCATAGATTTAAGTAAGAATAATTCTGACATGACTATTGAGGCAATAAAGACACAAATAGAGCCTCAAATAAATCATTTATTAGAAAATGTTGTTAAAGCACAGCAAACAAATAATATACAAGTTAATCTAATACCTACCGAGTTAAATTGGGATTATGGAGCAAATGAGAAATTTAATGATATGAAGAAACTTCAAGTGTTAAGTAGAATTCAAAGTGTTGGCAGTGTTCCATATAGTGTAAAGGCTAAGATAATAACACCTATCCTTAATAAGTTAATTGATGATGACTATGTAGGTAAGAATAGTAAGTTAATAGAAGAATTAATCAAGGCTAATAAAGAGGAAGAAGAAGAAATACAAGTTAAGTTTGGTGAGGTATAATGAAAGACCCATTTAGTTTATTTATAGAAGGTAGTGCTTACTATTCAAAGAATGAATATTATAAACTAATGTATGAAACTAAACGAGTATTCTTCGATTACCTATATAAGAATAAAACTCTAGCAGAGTTCAAAAAAGAAACAGCAAAGATATGGGAAAAGGTAAACCATAAATATATGGCTGAAAGAATAAAAGAACTTGAAGATATGATAATGGCTAGAGATTTAGAGGGAAATAAAATACTAAACCCCGATGCCGAATATAAACAAATATATGAATTAGCAAGTGAAAAAGTATTCCAAAATGTAGAGAAAAAATATAAATATAATATTGATGAATATTATAAAGGCAGAAGAAAGACAGCAAACAAAAGTTATATAGATAGAGAAAGTTATTTATCTAAATTAGTAACCAAATACGATGAAGTGCAAGCAACTATACCATACCATAATAAAGATGGAAGTGTAAGAAGTTGGCACAACATTGCTGATTATAATTCAATGCTTTATAACACTAATCTTAATCATGCAGGATGGAATAGAACGATGTACGATGCTAATTTATTAGAGAAAGAACTTTTATACTTACCAGCCCATACATTCGCTTGCCCTTTATGTATGCCTTATCAAGGTAAGGTATATGACAAAAATGGAGGAAGTGGATATACTTCTGATGGAATTAGATATTATCCACAAGAAGAAGCAATTGCTGGTGGTGTAGGTCATCCTAATTGTAGACACCAATGGACTATATATTGGGATAAAGACCAAATACAAGAAAATGATTATAATTCCGACAAGTGGCAAGAAGATTATGAAAAAAAGCAAAAGATACAAGCCCTACAACTAAAAAGAACTAAATTAAAAAATGATAAAAAGATATATGAAAATTTAGGAAATGGAAGTGAGGTAGATAAAACAAATGCTAAAATAAAAAAGATAAATGCTACTATAAAAGAATTAAATAAATAGACCAATTGCTATTAAGTCTATAAAAGGTTAGCAGTCGCGACACACTTTTATCACTTCTAAAAAAAGGAGAATGATAAATATGAATTTTGATATTACTAAATATCTAAAAAACAAAGAGATTACTATAAGTAATGATGACCTAGATGTTTCTGCTATGGAAAAAGACCTTTATAAAGGCTATACAAAGAATAGTGATATTCCTAAGGCTGATTATTCAGGATATGTAAAGAAAGAAGATTATACTAAACTTCAAGGAGATTATGCAAATCTAGAAACTAACTACAACAATACTGTCAAGACTTTAAGTGAAGCAAATGATAAGATGGGTAGATTAAGTCTAGAGAATAAACTCGTTAAGAGAGGTTTTAAAGAAGAAAACTTTGATGAAGTAGTTAAATTAAGGAATAGTCTTTATGCTGATGAAAAAGATGATGATAAAGCAATTGAGGGAATAGTAACTAGATTTAAAAATACATATTTCCCAGAAACAGAAAAGAAAAATAACATACCATTTACACAAGCACCTAATGAGGGTGGAGTAAATGGAAATAATGCTAATACTGGTAAAGATATAAAGATAACAAGAGGTACTAGCATTAAAGATTTAATGATACCTGTAACTAAGTAATTTTAGTTAAATATAGAGGAAAGAAAAGGAGGAAGAAATTATGAATTTTACAGGAGTTAATTTAGACCTACAAGGTTTAATGAAAAGAACTTATGCTAATTTACTTTACAATTCTCAATTCTATAAAATGCTAGACAGAAAATGGTTTGAAGTTGGAAGAACTGGCACTCCAATTATTGAGATTGTTAAGCAATTAGACACTGCATTAAATGTAAGAAATAATGTAGAAATCGCACAAGGAGGAATTACAAACGAACTTGCTACTTACAATTCAGTAAAAGTTGACTTAACTGAATTACCTATGGACTATTCATTTAGAGTAAGTCCAATAGTAATGGGTAGTGGTATCGAAAGAGCAATCGAGGGACAAATCGAATTAAAAGAGGCTCAAATATCTAGACAAATCGACGTTTATGGCTTTAATAAATTAAATGCTGATATTACAGGCTCTGCCGATGGTTCAATGGCTTATACTGATGGACAAATCACTAAATGGGCTCCAGCAAGTGGAACTGAAACTATCGAATTAATCAATGATTTAAAATCTAAATTATTTGATAGAAATATCTATGATGGATACCTATTAGGACTAAGTTCAACTGCTTATGCTTACTTTATCTCAAGTTTAACATCTATTCTTAAATACGAAACAAGAGCAGGTGTTGAGGGTGTTGATATGGGACAAGTTGCTGATGCTTATGGTGTTAGTGTGTTCCAGATTAATAGTAATGTAATTGAAAAAGATAAAGAAGGTAAAGATACAAATGTAGTTGGATACTTTGCTAATGAAGTTGGTACAGTTGGTGATACATTCTGGAGTTCATTTGCTCAATACAATGGTAACTTCCCTGGCTACCCAGGATACTTCGTTGTTGAGGGAAATGTAATGTTCGGAGCAAAAGTAGTAAGACCAGAAGCAGTTATTAAATTAGTTGAAAGTATTCCAACAGTTGATGCTGGTTCATTCGATACTGGTAAAGTTGGACAAAATTATACTCAAAAAACAGCATTCGCTGGTACAGAAGTTGTTAAATATGAGGCTGGTGGACTTCCTGCTGGATTATCATTAAATGCAACATCTGGAGAAGTTACTGGAATACCAACAGAAGCAGGTTCATTCAATGTTTCAATCTATGGTGTAGATAAATATGGTAACTATTCTAATGCATTCAATGGAACAATTGTAATTGCTGAATAGTTAGAAAGGAAGTGAGAAAATGCAATTTTTCACAATAGCAGAGTTCGAGGATAAATACCCAGACTATGCAAATGCTGATATTTCAACTTGGCAGATAGAAGCAGTAAGTGAGATGATTTTCTCACAAATAGGCTTAAGATATAGGGATGCTAGTTGGGATGCAATTAGTGTCCCTTTGCCTATTAAAAATGCTTCTATGGAACAAATGAGGTTTGTATTAGAACACGATATTCCATTTGTTGATTTTGATAAAGATATAAAGGCAGGAACAATGAGTTCTCCTTTAAAGACTGATTATTCTACTTTAGCACTAAGAATACTTGCTAATAATGGATATCTATATAGAGGTACACCAATGTCTAGTAATATGGCTCTTACTATACCATTTGGAGGCGAATAATATGTTTTTAGTAAATGGTATGAAAGCAACATTAAGACAATTTAATCGTGATGAAAATGATGAAATATTTGACGATACTAATTATAAAGAAGTTCCAATTAAATGTTGCCCTTTTGATTGCGAAAGTGCTATAAGGTTCGGTATTTATACAGTACCTGAGGCTACTGGTTATTATCAAGTTGGAAGACTTGTTGATGTAAAAGCAGGAGACCAAATAATTTATCTAGGCAAATATGCCGATAATAAAGTTCATACAGTGTTAAAAGTTCAAGATAGTTGGATATTTAATAGAGTAGAAAATAAAATTATAGCGGTAAAATAATGGCTGATAATGTAAGTGTTTCGGTAAAATGGGAACCTGGGTCAAAGATGGCTCTTATGAGTGCTCCTGATAAGATGATGTATGCAATTGCAAGACAGACACTTGATAGAAGTTTAGTTCATATTCCACTTAAAAGTGGTAAAATGAGACAAACATCAATGGCAGCAGGAATTAGAGGAAGCAATGGAAATTATTACATAGGTTCTTATACTGATTATGCTAAATATGTATGGGTTATGCCTAGAAAAACACATTGGAGTGAACCTGGTACCTTTGGTAAATGGTACCAAGAAACATACAAAAAGTTTATGAAAAATATAGTCAGTATTTCTATAAAGGAGAATGAATTGAAATGACAAGAGAGTTATTAGAAAAGAAACAATTAATCTTAATTAAATATCTTCAAAATATAGTTAGTGGTTATACCACTGACAAATGGAAAATAAAAGCCGAATATTCAACAAATGATAATGACAGTAGGGTAATAGTCGTACAAGAACAAAGCGGACAAAAACAAGTATTCTATGGCGATATATTGCCTATGTATAATTATTATATGATTGACATATATGGACTTACAATTAAAGAGTGTAAAGAATTATCTTTATTAATAGGTAATCTAATAGGAAAATCGGAAAGAATAGAAGTTGAAAATAAAGAAACTAATAAATTGGAAAGGTGGCAAATTATATTTACTCAATATGTTAATCCACAAGCAATAGAGTATATGGACATCAGAAGAGTTGGGTATAATTCTACTTTACAATGTATTATAAGTAAGATTTATGAAAAAGATTTATAGAAAGGAAGTGTAAATATGAATGAATTTTATGTAAATAATAGAGAAGTCATCAAAAATTTAGGTTTAAATAATGGTACTAGTGCAGTCCCTGCGTTTACTCCTATGTGTACAACTACCGAGGTTGGTTTGACAACTGATTTCGAGCAACAAGACTGGTATGTGTTCTGCGATGCTATTCAAAGAAGTATAATTACTGGTGCTGCCATCTCTATTGATACCACTGTTAAAATTGATATGAATAATGCTTCTATAGTTAAAATATTAGGAGATATTCATACATTAATCAAAGATGGTGCTGTTGCTCAATTCAACAATCAATTAGTACAATTCGAATTATTAACAGGAGTTCAAGAGGGAGCATTGACTTATACTAAGTATAAAGTACCTTGTACTTTGAATTTTAGTGATTTAGGCGGTGCTGCCGAAGATAGTGGCGAGTTTGCTTTGACTATTGTTGTAACTGGCAAAGGAGAAGTTGTAGCAGGATAAACCTATAAGGGTTGGGTTAAAAGCCCAGCCCTTTATTTTATAATAAGGAGGTGGAATAAATGAATGGAGGAGAAGTCATCTTCAAGTTTAAAGGAGATGATAAAGACCTAGAAAAAAAGACTAATGGTGTCACTGGTAAATTGAAAGCAAGTACTGTCGCTCTTGGCAACTTAATGTCTAGTGCTATTGAAAAAGTCGGCAGTTCTTTGTTAGGACTTGGCAAAAATGCCTTGCAAGGTGTTGCTGATTTAGAGCAGAATATCGGAGGTGTAGAGACACTTTTCAAAGATAGTGCTGATACAGTTATAGAGAACTCAAAAAAAGCCTATACAACAGCGGGAATAGATGCTAATAAGTATATGGAGCAAATAACTTCATTTAGTGCTAGTTTATTACAAAGCCTAGGTGGAGATACTGCAGAGGCAGCCAAAGTCGGCGATATGGCTATTCAAGATATGGCAGACAACTCAAACAAGTTTGGTACTGCCATTGAGAATATTCAAAATGCTTATCAAGGGTTCGCTAAGCAGAATTATACGATAAAATTAATGTCTGCTTAATTAGTGATAATTAAGTAAGTGTATGTGAACCTTATCAAGGGTGTGAGATTAAAATATAAGTAGGAAATGACTTGTTGAGATAATCTTGCTAACTGGGGAAGCCTAAGTCCAAAAGATATGGTTATCCAGTGCCAAGCCTAGAAATAGGAAGGTCAAACGACTATGAGTTCGTTACTCAGTACAATATCTATTGATACGATATTGGAAGTGCATACTATCTCAAATGAGATAAAGATATAGTCTAATCCCACTTTTAAATAAGTGTTAAAGTGCTAGGAAACTAGGGGTGTAAATGGTTAGATAATTTGAAACTTGGTTATGGGGGAACAAAAACAGAAATGGAAAGATTACTTGCTGATGCTGAAAAGATATCAGGAGTACATTATGACATTTCTAATTTAAATGATGTATTTAATGCTATTCATGTAATTCAAGAAGAATTAGATGTAACAGGAACGACAGCAAAAGAAGCCTCTACTACTATAAGTGGTTCAATAAATAGTGCTAAGTCAGCATTTAGTAATTTCCTAAGTGGTGCAGGTGGAATTGAAGAAGTAATAAGTACCTTTACTACTGCTGGAACAAATATATCAAATGCGATAGTAAAAATGGCACCTCAAATAATAACTGGTTTAACTACTTTATTAAATAATCTAGTACCTTTAATTAGCCCTTTACTTCAAGCGATATTACCAGCATTGATACAAGGAACTTCAACATTAATAATGGGGCTAGTTCAAGCATTGCCTGGTATTATTCAAATATTAATGGGTATGTTGCCTACTATAATTCAAGAATTGGCAAATATGCTACCAGTTATACTTACTTCATTAATTCAAGGGTTAGTTATGATTATTCAAGAATTGGCTAATCAATTACCTATATTGATACCAGTTATAATAGATGCTATTCTTAGCACTATACCTATATTAATTGATAATTTACCTTTATTTATAGATGCTGGTTTTAAATTACTAGGTGGTTTAATTTCTGGTATATTAAATGCTCTTCCAATATTGCTAGCCAGAGCAGGAGAAATCATTGTTGATTTAGTTGAATATTTCAAAGGAATGCCTAAAATGATGTGGGATTGTGGTAAAAATTTAATACAAGGTCTTTGGAATGGTATTAAGTCTGCTAAAGATTGGGTACTTGACAAGATAGCAGGTATAGGTAATTCAATAATGAAAAAAATCAAAGGAATATTTGGAGTACATAGCCCATCAACAGAGTTTGCATGGGTTGGTAAGATGAATATGCTAGGTTTAGAAAAAGGTATGGAAGACATGAAAGGGCAAGTTAATTCAACAGTCGGAGGAATGTTTGATGATATGTTTAGTTTATCACCTAGCCTATATGGAAGTTCAAGTACCAATTTAAGCCCACAAGTTAATGTAGTAGTAAATAATAATATGGAGCAAGACCCATTAGGACAAATGGTTAATAATATTAAGACATTTAGCGGTGGCTCTAAAAATGACTATAATTATGGAATGGGAGGAGCATAAACATGAGTAGATTAAAAATGTTAATAAATAACGAAGAAGTAGTATGCAATAAAGATTTTACTATAACAGAGGAGATGCTTGCTACTTCCTCTACCATTCTCAACAATTGCTATCCAAAAAGTTGGGAAAATGATAAAAATTATGTTTCTAGATTTTATTATCCTAAAGATTACTCAAAATGTAAGATATATAAAGATGATGTACTTGTTTTTTGTGGAGTAGTAAAAAATTCGGGGAACATAAGTCTTAACCCTAGATATCCTCACTTTTGTAGTTTACAAATATTAGATTTTAAGACTTTACTTAGTGAGGGTGAGACTTTAGACTTCGTTATAAGTAATAAGACTATAACTGAGGCAATAGAAATGATAATAGATGCAATTAAAGATTATGGGTTTGTATTAGGTAATATCAATATCTTTGGTGCTGATGATATAATTGGTGCTTATTCAACACAGAATAAAACTGCTTACGATGTATTTCAATATTTGGCAGATATAACAGGCTCTAAATGGTTTACAAGACTTGTTGATGAAGATAAAGTTGCTATTGACTTTTATGACCCTACATTAATGACAAGAGGGAAGAATATTGAATATAATGTTACTTGGTTTGAAGAAAATAATATAAATGACATTTCATTTAATTATGGAAGTAGAGATTATAGAAATAAACAAATAATGCAATCTGATGAAGTGTATGCTAGCATAGATTATACTGAAACATTAATAGCAAATGGATATGATGTTAATTTCTTAACATCTTCTAATATAGGTAATGTAAGAAGTATAAGTGTTGATGGTGTACCTAAGACATTTGCTACCAAATCAGACAAAGAAATAGGAATAGATGCAAATTTCTATTATACACCAGGCAAAAATCAAATAGAAAGTGAAGAAAATTATTCGGCTGGTGTTCAAATACAAATAGTATATCAACCTCTTGTAAAAGGTAGACAAATAGTGTATAATAATGATGAAGTAGACAGAGTAGCAAATCAAATAGGAAGAAGAGGAGTTATAGCAAGATATGAGAATAGAAACGATGTCCTTTCAAGTGCAGAACTTGATAAAGTAGGGCAATCTTATATCAAATATAAAGGCAGTGCAGAGGTTAATTTAAAGGTAGTAACCGATGATAAAGATATTTACAATATAGGACAAATAGTACACTTTGAAGCACCTATAGAAGATTTAACACAAGATTATATGGTAAAAAGAAAAGAAATAAAGGTAATAAATACAACAGACCAAGAAAAAATATTCTATACTTATGAACTATCAAGTTCGTTCAATAGTGAAAGAGCAATAAATTGGTTTGATAATCAAAGAAATAAAGCAAGTGGGAATATTCAAGAGGGTGAAACTATAACTAGAAATATTGATATAGAAAATTCAGCAAATATTATTTACAACAATTTAACAGTAAGTGAGATAAGTATAAATGGCAACAACATTTTAAATTGTGTTTTAAATGCACCATTTATAAGTTAGGAGGTAAGTATGACAGATGATTATAAAAAGAACATATTAGCATATTTATGTGGAAAAACAGAAAAACAAACAGGCTATGATGTTCCTGGAATTATAACAGCAGGCTTACATATAAACAATTTATATACTGAATTAGGAGCAATAGTAGGCGAATATTTTTCTAGTATAGATAAAAATGTCGTGCATTTAAATGGATATAAGCAAGCCTTTAATAGCACCATAACTATTCTTTATGGTTATTCTGCTAATGACAGACATCCTAAGCAATATGGCTGGCTAGCATTAGTTGATGAAACATTTAAATTAATTCAAGTTATAGACACTTATTCAAGTGGTGTTGTTATGGGGTATGTTGATGATTTAGAAATAGCAAACGATGGAAGCATTTACTTAATAGAAAGAAGATATGATAATGCTGAAATACAAAGAATAGTAACATTAAATAATATAGCAATCAAGCCTTTAAATTCTGATACCTATACTGCAAAAATAAAAAAAGCATACCAAATATCAGACCAAAGTGTAGAAGCAACGAATTTCTTATATCAAATAATAAAAAAACACCCTAATAAGAATAGTTTTTGTTTTGGTGGCTTCAAATATGGAAGTTCAAGCCCATATAATGTTGTTACTGAATTGGTAGACCAAGGAACAGGTTCGCCAGAGATAACTACATATAATTCTAGTGTAAGTGTAGTTGTAAAAGACTTATGGGCAAGTTGGGATAATGAAGATAATTTAGATTTTAGAATGGTAGGACATGACTTTGCAAATTATAATGAAACTTATTTATTAGATAAAAGCGGTAATAGTGTAAGTTCTACAAACATAAATGTTCCTATTACAACAAGTGGAGCATATATACCAAGAGCAGATATGAAAATGTTAACTAAAACAGATGTTTATTATTGCGGTTATGAATTAAAGTTATCAGAAAAAAGGGTGTATGTTATTTATAGATTAAATGGAAATTCATACAAAAACATATATGCAAAAAATGAAGAATTTAAAGCATTTGATAGAAACGAAACTACCGAAAACAGATTTGTTGTAAGTGATGGTGAATTATTTTATTATGCTAGTATATATGTAGGTGATGAAACTAATTATAAAGTTAATTATGGAAGAGTAGTTGGTGATAAAGTATATTTAAATGAAGAATTTTTTACCATAACAGATTTGATATATGCTTTTAATATATTAACTATAATCAAAGTATATAATTTATATAATATGTTTTATCAATCAAAAGATAATGGAACTTCTCATTTACAAATTTATAATGTTAATAACTACAATGGTTCTGCTTATTCAAATATAAATAGTATGGTGCCTAATCAAGGCGTGCTATATGATGGAAAAGGTAACCCTATATTTGCACGAAACTTATATAATAAAACAATAACTGGAAGAACTACTCAAAGTACTATTGAGGTACCAAATAATTACTTAAATGATAAAATTATAGCAAAAGAGAACTTATTAAGTGAAACTAATTCAATATTAATAAGTAATAGTCAGACTATAACAAAGAATATATATGAAACATTAAATATAAATTTTATAAATACTTTGCAAATAAAGAATGATAATGATGAGGCTAATCCTATACTTAATCCAGTAGGGGCAAGTAGATTGAATAATAGTATATCAGAAACAACTGATTATGATAATACTAAAGCATTAAAAATAAAAATCAATTATACCGATAATACTAATTATATACTTCAATTAAAAGAAAATCAAATTGATAAGATTAGTGATACAAGTTATATGTATGACTTTGATATATACGCATCAAAAAGCATAACAAATATTCAAATAATAAGCAACGATGAAACTACAATTTATCAGACTATAACTTCAACATTTGAAGTAGGTAAATTATATAACATTACTCAAATGGTGGAAATAGTATAAAGGAGGAGATAATATGGCTAAAATAACATTTGAAGACAAAGTGGCATTAAATGTTAATTCTGATATAGCAGATGTAAATAAGGTAAATGATAGTGATATGAACGAAATAAAAAATGTAGTTAATACAAATGATGATAACACTACTAATAATTCAAATGCAATAGGAATTTTATCAAGTTTAAATACTACCAATAAGAATAATTTAGTAAGTGCAATAAATGAAGTTAATGATAATGATGTATTAAAAGGAACATATTCTACTAATGAAACAAAAATAGGAACATGGATGGGAAAGCCATTATACAGAAAAGTATTAAGCACTGTTGGTCTTGCAGGAGAGACAAAAAAAGCAATCGCTTACAATATAACAAACCCAGACAAAATCTGGATAGTTGGTGGTTTTGCATATTCTGACCGAAGAGTAGAAACATTGCCAATGGTTGGTTATAATGGCGATTTATCACAAAAAATTGATGTGTGGGTAGAAACAATAGAAAATGCAGTCAAATTATATTCTAATGGAGGTTGGGGTAGTGATTGGACTTTCTATGTAATTATAAATTATACAAAAGCAACAGATTAAATGTAAAAAATGTCAATCACCTACTCTATCAAAAATATAATATCAAATAAACATCAAATAGCCAAAACCCCTAAAAAATAAGGCTTAACATAGTAGAGTAGGGGAGTAGTTGACATATAATTGTCAAATAAAAAGGAGGAAATATGAACGATACAATAGTAGTAGCACTGATATCTTTTCTAGGTACTTGTATAGGTTCTTTTGCTGGAATGAATTTAATCAAGTATAGAATTAATCAACTTGAAAAAAAAGTAGAGAAACACAATACTGTGATAGAAAGAACATATCGACTAGAAGATGATATTAAGTATATAAATGAAGAAATTAGAGAATTGAAAGAGAGGTGTTAAGAATGGATAAATTTAAAAAAATTAGTAAATATGTGCTTAATATATTAACTATAATTAATGCTCTAATCATAGGAATTGCTCCTATATGGAATATTAATGCAGATAAGATAACTAATACCATAGCAGTAGTTATAGCAGTAATATCAACATATTTATTAGGAAATAAGGCAGTAAATAAGATAAAAGGAGAGTAGATAATATGGAAATAATAAAAAAATTAGTACCAGAAAGCAAATGGGGAATAAAATGTCCTTATGAAATGACACCAACTAGAATAGTAGTACATAATACTGCAAACGATGCAAGTGCTAGAAATGAAATAGCATATATGACAAATAATGACTATGAAACATCTTTCCACTATGCTGTTGATGATAAAGAAATAGTACAAGGAATAGAAGAAAATAGAAATGGCTGGCATGCATCTGATAGTAATGGCAAAGGAAATAGAGAGGGAATAGCAATAGAAATATGTTATTCAAAATCTGGTGGAGAAAGATTTATCAAAGCCGAACAGAATGCAGTTGACCTAATTGTTGATATATTAAAAAGATATGGTTGGGGAATTGACAGAGTAACAAAACACCAAGATTATGGAAATCATAAATATTGTCCTCATAGAACATTAGATATGGGCTGGGATAGGTTCTTAAATATGATAAAGGCTAAATTAGAAGATAAACCTACTTCAAACGAAGTTAATGTTTATTACAGAGTTAAAACTCAAAAACATGGCTGGCTTTCAGAAGTTAAAAACCTAGAGGATTATGCTGGTTGGGAGAATAGCCCTATAACTGGACTTGCTATAAGAGTAGATAAAGGTTCTATTAAATATAGAGTTCATATTAAAGGAAAAGGCTGGTTGCCATTTGTTACGGGTTATGATATTAATGATTTTAACAATGGTTTTGCTGGTGATGGAGTAAATGCTATTGACTGTGTAGAATGTTATTATTACACACCTAATAATATTAGACCATTCAAAAAAGCAAAATATAAAATAAATAATTATCCTTATCAATATGATAATGAAACATCAAATAATCAAGATGGATATGCTGGGGTATATGGAGTTAGTGCTACTAAGTTTCAAATAACAATTGAATAAAGATATTAAGATAATGCTTAAAATCTATAAAACAAAAGAAAGAGATTGGCTAGGCTATAAGATATATAGAAATACTCCATTAACAAGACATCATATATTTAAAAGGGTATATGGTGGTGCAAACGATATATCTAATTATGCTTTATTAATAGAAAAATCTCATGAGGACTTGCATAGAATTGAAAAAATAGATTTACAAGCATATAACGAATTAAATAATTTATTCAGAGAATTAAATGAAAGTATGCAACCTCCAAACGAAGAATATTACCAAAATGTAAGTAAAATATTAAAGAGAGTTAAAAAAAATTAACTCTTTTTTCTTTATTTTATAAGGGTTTATAAAGAAAATGTAAAAAAAATAAAAAAATTATTAAAATGTATTGACAAATGTATATACAATGTGCTATAATAATATTGTAATTAAGGAAAGGAAGAGATGAAAAATGAATATGACAAAAGAACAATTTATTGAATATTTACACGCAACAAAAGGTTATACAATAGAAGAGGCTAAAGAAATGGCTGAAATTTATTATTAAAAAGAAGGAACAATAATGAAAAAAGAAATTAAGAAAGTTGAAAAATTAATAAATAAGAAAGGTTATATACCAGTGTTAAATGGTAATGAAATAGTATTCATTTATAATAAGATAACTGGTAAAGAATATACACCTAAGTATAGTTTAATGATAGGAGGTGAATTATAATGAGAACATTAAAAGAAATTAAAGAATATTTAAAAAATGCAGAAACTGAAGAATTAGTTAGCAAAAGAGGAAATAAATATCAAGTAGTAAAAGTAAGCAAAAAAACATTATATAGAATATTTGATTTTAAAAGTTTAAGAAAATCAATACATTCAATAGATTATAAATATATATACCCAGTTGTATGGTTTGAAAAAGGCAAAAAAACAGAAGTAATAGTAATGGAGGAGAAATAATGAAAAAGATAATTAAATGGTTAAGAGATAATTTAGATAGAGATTTATATGAATATTATGGAGTTAAGAAAGGAGAAAGAATATAATGAAAAAGTTTTTAAAAGAAAATAAAGGAGTAATTATATTCTATGCAGAATTAGTTATAATTACATTAATAGTAGTAAACAATTTATAGAAAGGAAGTGATAAAATGGCAAATGATGATATACTAAGAATAAGTTTATTAATATTGTTATCAGTTGTAATTGGAGCAATAATTACTTATGTTGGGTTTACTTATAACAGATATGATGTTAATAGAGATGGAAAAGTAACATCTGCAGATTATGTAGAAATTAAAAATTATATAATGGAAAAATAAAAAGGAGAATGAAGATGAAAAAGAATAAAGAGGTAATGACTAGAAAAAGTTATAAAAGAAAAAAAGAAATAAATAAGGTTTGGGTTAAGGTTAAAAAAGTTTTGATAATATTTTTTATAGGTTTTATGTGTGGACTTGTATATAGCAACTTATTTATAGGCTCAGATTTAATTGCTAAAGCAGAGACAAGCGAAAGTAAGAAAGCAATACAAATAGACCAAAAAGAAGAAAAACCTCTCAAATCGCAAAAAAATGCCGAATTAGAGGGCTTGAAAAAAATAGAAGAATTGTCAAATGAATGCACCTTAGATGAAGTATCTTGCAAAATTAAAAAAGTAGCACAAGATTATGGTGTTGATTGGATATTAGCAATTGCTATCTCGAAACATGAAACATGGGACTATACATCTTATATATTCAAACATCAAAATAATGTTGGTGGTTTATGGAATGGTATAAAAGGTGAATTCTATAGTTATGAAACTTTAGATGCAGGTATAGAAGCCTATATATCTAATTTAAAACATAATTATTATGATGAAGGTCGCACAACAATAGAAACTATACAGCCTAAATATGCACCAATAGGAGCAAATAATGACCCTAATGATTTGAATAGTAATTGGATACCTGGTGTTACTAGAAGATATAAAGAATTAGGAGGGAAATAATGGAAGAATTTAAATTGCAGTTCTACTTCAATTTATATAAGAATACTTCTATGGATAGTAGAAATGATTTCAGAGCAAAGTTTCATAAGAGACATGGGGAGTTTCGTTATTTAAATGAATTGATAAGAATGATAGAAAATTATCAAATAAAAACATTTGGTTGTACTTTACATGAGGGTTATAACAGCAGATTAAAGCAACAGACAAATGCCTACCTAAGAGGAAGAGAAAGAAAGAAATCAAATGGAAGGAGGTGGAGAAATTATGAATAATGTTTATATAAATTTAAAAGAAAAAAACATTTGTGACCCAATAAATAATATATTTAAAAATCAAGATTTAGTATCTGTTGAGGAATTAGTTGATAAAATAGAAGATTATTATGCAGAAATAAAAAAGCAACAAGAAGAAATTGATGATTTAAAAGAATATAAAAATCAATATTGTGAATTATACGACCAATATTGTAGATAGGAGAAAATATGAGAAAAAAAACAAAAACAAGAGTGTTAAATATTAGACTTTCTGAATGGGAGTTTAATGAATTAGAAAAAGTAACAAAATTGACAGGGCAAAGTAAGACATCATTTTTAATAATGGCTATGCTTGAAAAAGCACAAAAAATAAAAGGAGGTAAATAATGAAACTATTTAGATTTATGTCAAAAGAAGAATTCAATAAATACTTAAAAGGTGAGAAATTAATCAACGAGACAAGACACATAGGTTATACCAATTCTAAAGGTTTTTGTTTTATGGATTTAGAAGATTATGAGCCTGAATATGCTTATCAATTTCTAAGTGGAATTGTAAGTACAGGAGTTTGTGTAGTATTTGAAACAAATGAAATTTTAACAAAAAGTTATGGAAGATATGCTGAACCTTATGGTGGTTTTTTTGATAGTTTTGTTTCTGATGAATATTGTATAGAAAAATATAGTAATAATGATTTTAGATTAATCAAATATTGCTATGATTTTGATGAAAAATGGTATCAAGATAAAGAATGGAAGTGGCATCATGAAGTATAATATTAAATTAAGTAAAGGCAAAATAAATATAAATGGTAAAGAATATGATATATCAGATGAAGTAGCAGAGTTTATCATTTATGAAACAAACACTAGAGATGACATAATACAAACAAGAGATGTATATAAAAGAACTATAGATAAAGCAATAAAATACATAGAAACTTGTAATCCTAATGTTGAGTTACATAGTGAATTCTTAGATGAAAGTTACCTTTCTAATTATGGTGCAAAAGAATTATTAGACATATTAAAGGTGGTGAGATAATGAATAAAGAGATAGTTATATATAGACACAAAACAAATAAGAATATTTATCTTATAAAAAATTGGTATGTTTGTGGTGGAAGCCCTGATACTGATTGGTTTAAAGCAACCAATGATATATATGAAGCAATAGAAAATTCGAAAAATAAAGATGGCAAAACAATAGAAGAAGCATATAACACCAGGGCATTTCCAGATGAATTAAAAGCAAAGATTATAGTAGATAAAGAGTTTGAATTTGATGGCTACAAAGGAATTTTGAAAAAAGAATTAGTATTTAAAGTATCAGATTTTGAAAAAATCACTTTAATAATAAAAGAAGATTTAGTAGAAAAGGTAGAGAGTGATGAGTAAATGGAAGAAAAATTATTCTTATTTAACCCTTTTAACATAAAAAGTATAAATGAAAAAGAACTTGCTAGTATGTATCAAGAAGTATTTAAAAAAATTATAGATGAACCTAATTCAATGTATCAATATGCACAAAATGTAGAAGTTTATTCTAATCTTAATTACATAATAGGAGAAGTGATAGCAAGGCTTACTAAAGACATAATAGAATTAAAAACACAAATAGAAATAGATAGAGCAATAAAAACAACAGAGGAAAGAAAGAATTGGAATACCGAAAGAGATGGCAAAGCACCTGCTATGGCTTATTTTGAGGCTCTAGGAACTCGTTTTTGCCAAGAAGATATAAAGAGACTAGCAGATAAAGAATGCTCGTTAAAAAGGTTTAAAAATGCTTATACAAGCACAGAAAATAAAATTAATGCTCTAAAAAAGAAATTAGAAAGTATAAAATATGAAAACAGTTTTTAATAATTAAGGGGGAGATATTAAAAAGATAATATTTCTTCTTTTTATATATTGACATACCTACTTAAATGGTGTATAATCAATTTAGATAAGAAAGGTAGGTGATAAAATGAAACTATTATTTAGATTTATGAAGAAAGCAGACAAGGATAGAAATAGAATAACTATACCACAATTTCTAATTAATAAATATGGTAGTGAATTCTATTTAGAATTCTATGATGATGAAACTATTAAATTAGTACCAGTTAAAAAGGAGGAAAAATAATGGCAAAATTCAAAGTAAATAAAACAAAAGATTACACTATAATGAGTAATTATCATTTAAAAGAAAAGAATATGAGTTTAAAAGCAAAAGGGCTATTAAGCGTTATGCTATCGTTACCAGATAATTGGGATTATTCAATATCAGGATTAGTAGCGATTAGTTTAGAAAATGAAACATCAATAAAAAGTGCATTATCAGAATTAAAAAAACTTGGATATTTAGAAGTAATTAAATTAATGCCTAATGAAAGTGAAACAGGAAGAATTGATTATATTTATAATGTTTATGAAAAACCAAAACAAGAGAGTGGAAAACAAGAGGTAGAAAAACAAGAGGTAGAAAATCTACCCCTAGAAATTCTAGAGGTAGAAAATCAAGGACAATTAAATACTAATAATAAATATAATAATATAAATATTATTAATACTAAAAAACAAAATATAGATTATATAAATAATAATAGTAGTAGTATAGAGAAACGAGATACGATTTATGACTTCTTAGAACAAAACTTTGGAAGAACATTAAATAGTATTGAAATTGAAATGATAAAAGAATGGAATGATAATGAATTAACTAGATATGCAATTAAACAAGCAGTATTAAATGGTAAATATAATGTTAAATACATAAATACGATATTAGTTAATTATAGAAATAATTCCATAACAACAGTGCAACAAGCACAAGAGGAAGAAAAAGTATTTAAAAGCAAAAAAGAAATAAAAAAATCAAGAACATCTGCAATGGATGAAACAATTAAGGAGATATATAATGGAACAATTAAACTTCAGTAAAATAGTTAATGTATTAAGAATAGCCTATCCTTATTATTTTAAAGATATGGAAAAAGAAAGCACAATTATGTTTAATCAACTATATTATAGCAAATTAAAAAAGTATGATTATATAGTGGTATCAAGTGCTATAAACAAGATAATTGAAAAAAGTGAATTCATGCCTACTATAGCAGAAATATTAACAGAATGTGATAAAGAGACAAGGAGATTATACAAAATAAAAATAGATAAAATGTATGCAAATGGTTTCTTTAAGACAGACCAAGAATATGGAAAAGCCTTACAATGGCTTTTTGAGGACAAGCCTATTGTTCCTAATTGGTTGTTAGAAGAAATCAATGGATATGAAGAAAAATTATTAATATCAAAAAAATAAATAAAAATGTAAAATATAGTTGACAAAAATTAAAATAAGATGTATAATTAAGAAGAAAATGAAAGGAGAACAAAGAAAATGAAAGAAATAAATATTAAATTAATGAATATTCAACAAGAATTAAAAGCACCAAAAGGACAATATAATTCTTTTGGTAAATATGCTTACAGAAGTTGTGAGGACATATTAGAGGGAGTAAAACCTTTATTAAAAAAAGAAAAAGTAGTGTTAACAATAAGTGATGAACTTCAATATATAGGAAATAGATACTATATAAAAGCAACAGCAACACTTATTGATACTGAAAGTGAGGCAACTATAAGTAATAGTGCTTATGCAAGAGAAGAAGAAACAAAAAAAGGAATGGATGGAAGTCAAATAACTGGAGCAAGTAGTAGTTATGCTAGAAAATATGCTTTAAATGGTTTATTTGGAATAGATGATAATAAAGATAGTGATACTACTAATATTCAAAGTAAAGAAGAAAAAGAAGACAAAAAGGCAAGCCCTAAGCAAATAGAACTTATACAAAAATATTATCAAGGCGAAAATTTAACTAAATTACTAGAAATAAATAACCTTGAAAAGTTAGAAGATATGTCTATTAATAAAGCAAGTGAAATATTAAATAAATTATTTGCAAAAAAGGAGGACAAGTAATGAATAATTTAATAGTAAAAAAAGAAGATAATTATCAATTAACAGATACGATTATATCAGAATTGAGATTAATTGATGAAGAGGAAAAAGAATTAAAAGAGAAAAAAGAAAAGATAAGAGAAATCTTATTAAAAGAAATGGAAGATAAAAATATCTTAAAATTAGAAAATGAAAAGATTAGTATTACTTACAAAGCACCAACAGAAAGAGAAACATTTAGAACAAAAGATTTTAAAAAAGATTTACCTGATTTATATGATACTTATGTAGAATTCACACCAGTTAAAAGTTCGTTATTAATCAAGATTAAATAATGCAAACTTGGACTATAGGTGATTATGTTATAGAATATTGGGAAGATAGTCATACATATTTAGTTAATGGAATTATTCTTCCCTCTATAACAACAATATTAAAAAAGAAATTCGGAAATAAGTATCAAGGGGTAGATGAAAGAATACTCGAAGTAGCAAGTCAAAAAGGTACAAATATGCACCAAGCAATTCAAGATTACGAAGAAGATGGTATAAATGACCTTAATAATAGAGAACTTCAAAATTACATATTTTTAAAGAAACATTATAAATGGCAAGTAATATCCTCAGAGATACCAGTAATATTATTTCTAGAGAATGTTCCAATAGCAGTAGGTAGATTAGACCAGATAATAGAAATTAATGGTGAAAGAGGAGTAAATGATTTTAAAAGAACAGCCATTTTTGATAAAGAATATGTGGCATATCAGACTAATCTTTATAAGATAGCCTATGAACAAAGTTACCACATGCCTTTATCATTTGTAAGCGGTACACATTTAAGAGAAGAAAAAAGAAAATTTTATAAATTGCCAGTAAATGAAGAAATAGCAATAAAATTAGTAAAAGAATATTTGGAGGAAAAAGAAGATGTATAGAAATAAATATTTATTAGAAGTAATAATTATAATCATAGTATTAGTTATAGCAATATTTGTAAGGAATATCCAAAAAAATAATTGTATAGAAAAGGGTGGCTCAGTAATAACTAACTCAATAGGTATCTATGAAAAATGTATATATGGAGGGAAATAATGGAAGAATTAATTATATTAAGTATATTTACTATGTCAGTGTTAGTGTATGAATTAATCAAAACAAAAAAAGAAAATAAGATACTTTATAATAATTATCAAACAGCATTGAAAATATTATCAGAATATGACCCTAAGTTAAAAGAATATTTAGAAAGGGAGAATAAAAATGACACAAAATGAAATGATAATTAAATATCTAAATGAACATGGAAGCATAACTACTTATGAAAGTTATTCAAAATTATTTATAACTAGGCTTAGTGCCAGAATTTATGAGATAAAACATAAATATGGAATAGAGTTTGATGAAGAATGGGTAACAAAAAAGAATATTTATGGTAAAACTTGTAGTTTTAAAAAGTATATTCTAAAGAGAAAGGAAAAAGAAGATGTATAGATTTAAAAAAGAAAAATTTGATAAAATAAAATTAAATCAAGCAAAAATAGCAGAAGAAGTTGGAATAACTAGGCAGTACATGAATAGTATATATAATCAAGCAACATTATGCAAAAAAACAACAGCATATGCCATAACAAAAAGCATAGATAATAATGCTGAAATAAAAGATTTTTTTGAAGAGGCAAAATAATGAGTATAAGAAGTCAATGGTGTGAGTTTGATAAAGAAACAAGAAAATACATAAAGAAAAGAGATAATAATAGATGTATCTTTTGTGGAAATAATGGGGCTTTGCAAATAGCACATATATTCTTATCAAGGGCAAAAGGTGGCAAAGGTTGCAAAGAGAATGGTGTTATGTTATGTATTAAATGTCATCAAGCATTAGATAATGGCAAAGATACTTCATTAAGAGACCAAATAAGTCGATTTTGTAGGTCACATTTAATCGAAAAAGAAAACATAATAGATTTATCTAGTTTGATGAAAACACTTAAATATGATAAAAAAAATAGTCTTAAAGAAAGAATTATAATACCAGAAGAAAAAAAAGAAATAAAAGATAGATGTAAAAATTGCAGATTATTAGAAAAAAGGCAAGTAAAAGGTAATTCAATACCTACATATTATTGTAGATATAGAAAAATAAGAATAACAAAAAATACAGAGGCTTGCAAAGATTTTAGGAGGATAAAATGAAACTGGAAAAAATAAGCATATTTCAAATGTGGAAATTGAAAAAAGAATTTCCTACGAGTAAGACTGAAAGAGAACAATTGAGAATACTAAAAAAAGATAAACAAGAAGATATAAAAGCATATTTAATTATAATTAATTTATTATTATTAACAGCAATATTAAGTTATGTATTATATCTAATGTTGACTTATAAGTGGTAAGGAGGGAGAGTAAATGAGTAGAGTACATTTAGGAATGGCAAGACCTATAAAACAATTTGTAAAAGATTATACAAAACTATTAAATCTTATTGATGAAATAGAAATGTATCCACCTGAAGACAAATTACAAAAGGAATTATATATTGCAAGATTAAAAATAACATTTAATGATGCTTTAGTACAATTTAATAATATAAAAAACACACAAATAGAAATATTAGAGTGGGGAAGCGATGGTAATGAAATATAAACTAAAAGATGGAGTAAACTTTAATTTAATTAATAAAAAATCAATAATAAAGTTTGATTTTGATTTATCAGATTATTACAACAAAGAAACAAGAATATTTGAGTTTCCAAAAGGATATGTATCATTTAGTTTAATGAGTGATGTATTTAATTCTTTCTTATTTCCATTAGATTTAGTAGAGAAAGTAGATGATTAAATGTTTATATTATATATACCATTAATATTCTGGGGGTCAATTGGTATAGGAGGAGTTATAGGGTTAATTATGATGATAAAGGAGTGGAAAAATGAATAAAGAAATATTAGAAATAACAAAAAATTTTCATGACACATATGAAAAATTGGCTAGCGAATATGCTTACAAAACAAGAGAAGATACCAAGGCGTTTGATATTAATTCAAACAATGGGAAACTTATGTATGCAACAGTTAATGAAATTGTAAGCCCTATTTTAAAAGAAAACCAAGAATTAAAAGATAATTGGGAAATGCTAAAACACAATCTTAAAGTAGTAATCAAGAGATATAATGACTATTGCAAAAAAAATAGTACAAATGAATTTGATATAGATTATTTAATTGCAGATACCACAATGAAAAATTATGCAGCATTTTTATCAATAGTAAAATATTTTGAAGGAAATGATAGTAATGAATAAAGAATTAGCATTAAGAACATTTGCTTATTTAATTGGGCATTATAAAACACATGAAGAGACTACTATGAATAGTCAAGAAATAGAAGCAATAAATTATATACTTGATGAAAATGAAAGATTAGAACACCAATGTCAAAAACAAAAAGAAGGAATTAATAAGGCAAGAGAAGAATTAAAAAAAGGACTTCATGAATTAGATACAAGAAGAAGGGAAGAAGTTTACATAGAACAATACATAGAAGAAGCATTAAATATGTTAAAAGAGGTATCAGAATGAGTAAAGTATTAATATATAGTCAAGAAGATTTAGACTTAATTTTAGAACTTAAAAAAGAAGAAAACGAAGAACTACAACAAGAAAATAAACAACTAAAAGATAAACTATCTAAAATAGAAACATTAATAATAAACCACAATTGTGATACTGGTGATATTTATTATAAGTATAATAGCAAATTTTTAAAAAGCGAATTAAAACAAAGAATATTAGAAATAGTATATGAAGAAGAAAGTAGAGAGTGATGATTAAATGACTAGAGAAGAATTTATAAAGCAAAGATGTGAAATAGATAAAATAACAGAAGAAGAATTTGAAAAACGATACAGAGTTGTTAAATGTAATTGTGGACAGCCTTATTGTAAAGGATATAGATGTCTTGATTTAGATGGTTTATTAAAAGAAAATCAAAAATTAAAAGAAGCAATAGATAAAATAAACCATATTTTAAACAACCAAATTAATTATAGAGAGTTTGTGGATATCGTAAATGCCATTGAAGATGTAGTTAAAGAGGTGGGATAAATGAGTATATATGAAGCAAATATAACTAATCCTAAAAAGCAATTAGAATTTTATAAAAATTTATCAGAACAATTACAACGAGAAAATAAAAAAATAAAGAAATAATAGGAGATGATAAATAATGAAGTTTAAAGTAGGAGATAAAGTAATATTAAATAAAAATATAAGAGATTTCAAGTATAGTCGTGGTTTTGTTGGTTATGATGAAATGGGAACAATCAAAAGAATAGATGAATATCAAGAAATAAGAGTTGATTTTCCATCTTGTGACGATTGGAGAGGTTTAGAAAAAGAATTAATACTAGTATCATCAAATAATAAAAAAACATTCTTTAAAAAACTACCAAATAACTATACAGGAACAATAGAAGTAGAGAATGGCTACATAATAGAAAAAGAAATACTTGATAAAGAAGAAAAAGAGTATTTAAGTGCAGTTATTAGACCATTTAGAAATAGGGTCGAATATATACAAAAAAAAGACATTATGAATGAATTTATTGAAATTGAATTAGATAACGAATTTTTTAATTTGCCTGATTTTGAAAAAGACACTATGTATAAAGGCATGGAATTAAATAAAAAATACACATTAAAGGAGTTAGATTTAGATGAGTAATAGTTTTAATAGAAAAATAGAAAGAGAAAAAGAAAAGCAAAAATTAAAAGAAATACACAATACATACAATAGAAAGCCTAAAGAAATATGCCCTAAGTGTCATAAAAAAAGTTTATTTATGACTAACAGTAAAAATGAAGTATATTGTATACGATGTAATAATTTAGTTGCAATAAAGAAATAATTATGCTATAATAGGAAGTGGAAAAGTAGGAGAACAAGCAAAAACTAAAAATATTATTTTCTTATAGACATTATTCATTCCTTTCAGAGATATAAAATGTTTGTTCCCCAATAAAATATTCTTTTATGAAATTATGGGTTTGCCTTTAGTGTGTTTGATAATTTCTAACTTTTTTAGAATTGGAGGATAAAATGAAATATGAATTTATTAAAATTGACTTAGATACTTATAAATTAGTTTATACTAGCAAAGATAAAAAAGAAGTATCTATTGAGTTCAAAAGAACAATTGAAATGGCTGAAAAACTGCAAGGAATAGTAGCAACTGCAAGACTTAATATGTATAAAGAATTAAGCAAACAAGGAATAACAAAAAATGACCTTATAATTAAAAAAGATGATGGAAAAGGTCATATAACTTATGATGAAACTAACTATCAAGAATATGAAAAATTTTATATTCAATTAGAAGAGGCTATCATATTAAATGAAATGATAGAAAAATTATTTGGCAAGAACATAAAAGATTTATTTGATGATATGGGTATTGATAATATACCGGAAGCAGAACAACCTATGCAATTACAATTATTTAGTTCTAAATTAGGACAGATTATTAACAAAGGACTAGATGATACTCCCAGTGAGGGAAATAAAGAATAATTATAGCAAAAAAATAAGCAATAAAACAATATTTTGCTTTGCTTATCAAGAGGACTTAGACCAAGCCTATGCTTTTTATTGTAGTAGATATGAAAACATCTCATATAAAGAGTTTATGCAATTAGGGTTATTTGAATTTAAAAAGAAATTAGGGAGTGTACCTAAGACCGAACCTTTGTATGATATTATAAAATCAAGAACAATAAACATAGCAAGCATAAAAGATAAAGAAGAGCGGAAATATTGGAGAGAGTTAAGAAGAATTAATCAGATACCTCAAATATTTATACCTACAAAAGAAGTATTTGATAATTTAAAAGGAAGATTAAAAGAAACAAGTCAATTAGGAGGAAAATAATGAAACATATTAATATTACAAATGCTGATATAGTTAAACAAATGACTGATGAACAAAAACACAATTTAGCAAATATTTGTATTGTAAATAAAACAGAACCAGAAGAAGTTATTTCACTTATTAAAAATGTTGCAAATACAACCATAAATTTTGCAATAGATATATGTAATAATTATTTTAAAAGTCCTATTGGCAAAGAATATTTAAAAATGAGGGAAAATATAGAAAGAATAGGAGAAAAATAAAAATGGAAAAAGATTTAATTAAGTTTAATAAAAATATAACAAAGGTAACAAAGGAAATAACAAAATATGAAGATGAAAAAGGAAATTATATGTTAATACCTACTGGACAATTATTATGTAATATAGAATATATGGAATTAGATGAAATAAGTTATAAAAAAGCATTATTTGAAATGATAATTGATAAGGATGTTGAATATAATAAAATTACAATTACTAAGCCTGTAGATAAATATACTAAAACTAAAAACGAAAAGGACAAAGGTACTATCATAGATGCTGAAGTAGAAGTATCACAAGTATGGGTAGTTAAAAATGGTTTAGGTTTAACAAAGGCTTTTGCCAATAAAGAAAAAGCCTTATCTTATGTAGAAGAAATCAATAATAAATATTTAGAAATGGCAGAGGTGAAATAATGATTAAGGTATATAAAGAAAACAAAAGATTAAAAGAAGAAATGGAAGAATTACAAGCACGATATGATAGAATATGTAAAGCAGATAGAGCGGAAATATCTAATTTAAGTTATTATAATGACAGAATTAACGAGTTAGAAAAAGAAATAAACAAACTAAAAAAAGAATTAACTGAATCATATGAAAAGAATTATGAATTAGCAAAAAAACTTAATAAAGAGTAATTATGAAAGATTAAAAGATATAATTAAGTAGGTGGTATAAATGGAAATAGTATATAAAAAGGTAAATGATTTAATACCATACATAAACAATTCAAGAACTCATAGCGAAGAACAAATAAATCAAATAGTGGCAAGTATAAATGAGTTTGGCTTTACAGACCCACCATATAATATTGCTTATCAAGGTGTTAATGATAAAAGAACCATTAAAAATGACAAAATGGAAGATGATGAATTTATAGATTTTCTTCAACAATCACTTATGGTATGTGATACTACTTATGTATGTTGCAGTTGGCAGTATGAACATTTATTTAAAAAGGCTATGACTAATTTAGGAATGCCACCTAAAGCAATGATTGTATGGAATAAAGTTAATCCTGCTCAACATTTAGATAAATATTTTAAGCAACATGAAATAATATTTTATTATGGAAAGTTTGGTGGAGAAAAAACTTTAAGGGGAGATATATGGGAATGTAAAAGACAAAAAAATACAATACACCCCACTATGAAACCTCTTGAATTAATAGGAATGGCTTTAGAAGATAATCCAAATAAAAAGATAGTGTATGATGGATTTGGAGGTAGTGGTTCGACATTAATTGCTTGTGAACAATTAAATAGAAATTGTTATATGATGGAACTTGACCCTAAATATATCGATGTAATAATAAAACGATGGGAAGAATTTACTGGTAAAAAGGCAATTAAGTTAAATTAAAGGAAGTGATATTATGGTAAAAGGAGATACACCAGCACAAGATAAAATTGATAAGAAACAATTTGAAAATTTATGTGGGCTTCAATGTACTTTATTAGAAATATGTGATTTCTTTGATGTTGAAGATGACACCTTAAATAGTTGGTGCAAGAAAACTTATGGAACTACATTTTCGGAAGTATTCAAGATAAAAAGAGGCAAAGGGCAAATATCACTTCGTAGAACTCAATGGAAATTAGCTGAAAAAAATCCTACAATGGCAATATTTTTAGGTAAACAATATCTAGGACAAACTGATAAAGTTGAAACAACTGGAGAAATAAAAACTACTCCAACAATAAAATTAGAAGTAGTAGATAATAGTAAATTGGAGAGTGTGTTATATGATAATAAAGAATAATAAAAAATGTAATATCAAAATAAATGATAAAAATATAGAGCCTTGCAAATATTGTAATGATGAGCCAAAAATTATAAGACCAGAAAACTTTTTTAATAATCATTTAAATTTTCAAATATTTAATAGATATATATGTTTAATTGATTATAAATATAAGATTGATGAAAAATTTGAAATAAATTATTGTCCTATGTGTGGGAGGAAGTTAAATGATAATAAAGAATAAATACCACAACAAAAAAGTTACCTATAAAGGAATAAAGTTTGATAGTAAAAAAGAAATGCAGAGATATAAAGACCTTGAATTATTAGAGAGTACTGATTATATATGTAATCTAGAACTGCAAAAAAAGTTCTTACTTCAAGAAGGATACACAAATGCTAAAGGTAAAAAAATAAGACCTATTTACTACATGGCAGACTTTTACTACTATGATTATATTGATAATAAATGGGTGGTAGAAGACACCAAAGGAGTTAGAACAGAAGTTTATAAATTAAAGAAGAAATTATTTGAATATAAATATAATTTGACAATAGATGAATTATAAAAATCTGGGGGCTACTCTGGGAGACCTTATGAGTAGATAATAGGCTGTCAACCTAAAATTGAATGGTGGTTCGAGCCCACCCACTTGCTAAAGACATAATAATTAAGTATAATTTGACACATTTGAAAGATTATTATTGTTGATAGTGTATGTGAAGTGTATTTGGATAACATACCCCCGCCATAAATGAATTATAATATTATGATATAATTAAATCGTGGGAAGCATACGCACCATAAGAGTATGCAGGATAACTAGGAGTGAGGTGGGCTAGGTTATCAATTATTAATAAACAAAAGGATAATTTATAGGTAGTATACTGATGATGTATGCCCACTAATTTAATTAGGAGGACTTAATCGCTTATAAACGACTAGTTATATCATCAGTATAGTACTTATAAGTATAAAAGACTTAAAGAACCGATGCCTGACTATGGTTTAGGGTGTCAGTAAACATTTATAAGTACTACTAAACCAAACCCCTTTATAAGTACTGCTATTAAGCAGTACACTGATAATATGCAAGTGTAGGTTAGGTTCGCCAATGCGGTACTATATTTCTAACAGGCTAACTACTTTAGAAAACTAGACATATTATTAGTGTAGTGTTTAATAACACTGGAAAGAAAAAGGAGGTGTCAGAAATGGCAAAAAAAAGTAACACTGGAAAGAAAAAGGTTGATGTTATTAGTTTAGATAATAAGCCGGTTAATCCACAAGTTCAAGAGGAAAAAGTAGAAGTACCTACTAAGTTTGTTAAGGCTATGCCTAACATTCCGAAAACAGCGGAAAGTAAAATCAAATTAAATAATGGAAGAGTATATAAAGACTTAGGCAATGGCTATGGTATGTATTCTGACAATGGGCAAGTATTTAGACTTAAATAGGAGGTAAATATGGAGTTTATTAAATTGAGAGAAGATAGATATTTAATCAAAGACAGCAATGGCTTGATTGTATCTAACGAAGAGAAACTAAAATTAGAAAAGAAAGAATTAATCATTAAAGATATAGAAAGTAATGAGTGTCAAGGAAAGACTACTCAGAGAATTGAAGAAATAGATAGGGAGTTGGAAAATGGAAACAAGTCTAAATCTAACACTATCAAAAAAGCAAAGTCAACTACTAAATGATATAATTAGCCCTAATCTAACTGAAATATATGTATTAGGAAGCACGCAGAGTGGCAAGACCTTTGATATATGTTTAGGGTGTATCTTATATGCACAAGCCCTGTATAATTATAATCCAAATGAAACTTATTTCGGTTCTATAACCGGTTGGAGTTTAGAGACATTAAAAGGTAATA